CTTGATTGGCAAACAATAGAACCAAACGTTGCTTCGTTTTTACCGTTGCCAGCATTAAATCCCATTATAACCAAATCAACGTCGATATCAAGTTTCATCTTAACTTGATCTTTGCTTGTTGTATCTTTCCAAATACCTTTAGCATTTTTAATGATTGTACCTTCCATACCTGCTTCAAGCATTTCACGATAGTGAGCTAGTGCTTCTTCCATAGTATGTACAATACGTGTATCAATAAGCTCAATGCATTCTGCTTTTAATGTTTGCACTGCTAATTCAGCAAAACGAAGTTGATATGGTACTGCATACGTACCTTTAGAAACTACTGAAGTTAAGGCAATTTGGTCCCATACTAGGTATACAATCTCGTCATTTGGACCAATATCGCCACCTTTTTGCACCTTGTTCAAGATACCATTACCAATTTGACGTGGTAGCACTGCACCCTCACGTTTAACTAACAATTCACCGTGTGATTGTGTGCCTACTGGAAATGTTTTTTGTACGTCGGCAATTAAGTGTGCAAAGTGTTGTTGTGGAAATAATGAACCTGCCCGACTTAGAATTTGTACTTCACCATCTGCTGTGTGATTTACGTTGGCAAACATACCATCTGCTTTGAGCTGACTGTAAACGCCGTCTGTCCAGCTAAACTCGTCTAGCTTGGCGGCTTTTGGCAGTGCGCAACGCATGTATGGAAACTCTGGAATTAAATTCTTCCATACCTTGTTTGCAGTCGATTCACCAAAGCCAGCACGTAGGTCACGATCTACTACCTTAGCAATTACTTTTGCATTGTCTGCTGATACACATTCGAGTATAAGTTTAAGCTGAGTAATACCAGCGGTGCCAGTAACTTGGCGTGTGCTTAACGTTTCCAATAACGAAAATGCTTCTGACATAGTCATGAAGTCAATGCGCATTTTAGTTTCGTATTGGGGTATTTTTTTAATAAAGAAGTTTACAGTTGGGTCGTAAGTTAAACGAACAACTTCTTGTAATACTTTGTTGTCTTTGTGCTGGGTAAGAATAGCAATTTTTGCATTCTTACTTGGTTCATTTGCAACTTCTTCTAAAATAGCGTTTATCATTTATACACCTAGTTATTAATTTATAAGTGTATTATACAGCCATTTTGCCATCTTGTCAACCTAAGATTTGCCCCAGTTGACCTGTAACCATATACGTTCCATTACGTAATGAAGTGCCGCTAACACTATATGAATTGCAATTGCTTGCCCGAGTCCTGTCCACAATGCTGTAATTGCCAAAGCCGCAAATCGATAACTTAGTGTGCGAGCAAGGGTTCGTATATGTGTTTCTGTCATTTATATATTGTGCTTTTTAGAAATGCGTAATGTGTAGGTAATGCATCGACAACTTTAACAGTTTGTGCTCGGTGTTCGCGCCATGTGTTCCATGTATTAGTAGCCATATCAACGGGTTCGCTGTACTGAATATTATTAAAATCTACTCTGCTACTATCAATAACGTTGTGCCCCATGCCTGCAATGATATATGCTATTCCGCCCATGTCGTTGCCTACTACACGCGACCTATGAAGTCGATATGCAATATCATTGTATGAACCTAATACGCCAGCTTTAAAATCATACATCTGTTGTGAATATGTAGTTTCTTCACTAACATGATTCCAGTATGCACTATCATTACGCATAGACAAGGCATAGTGCTGACTGATAAAGTCTTTAAATCCTGTAATTTGTTCACGAAATGCAAAATTAAATGCATCAACATCAAACCGCGTAACTCTGCCATTGCGCATTTTGAGTAGATTTACCATCTTAATAATACATTCATGTGTAAGCATTAAACCAGTTGATTCAAGTGGCTCAATGAATCCATTTGATAGACCTATACCAATAACATTCTTTTCCCAGGTGCGTTCATGTACACCATGTTTAATAGCAATATGTCGAACTTCCATTGCGTCAACACGTGCAACATCTTGTACTGTCATTCTATTAGATTTTAAATGATTTTTAAATTGTTCTTCTGCTTGTTCTTTTGTTGCAAATTTACTTGAGTAAACATACCCCGTGCCAAGTCTATCCCACAAAGGGATATTCCAAACCCATCCTGCTTCAATTGCAGTACAACTTGTAACGCACTCCATTTCTTTATCTTTATCGATATATGGAATAACACCTGCTACTGCGCTATCATTTAATAGTGTGTCATGGAATGATATGAATGGAACTTTTAATGTTTGTTCGAGTAACAGTGATCTAAATCCTGTACAATCAATAAACAAATCTGCTGTTAGCTCGCCACTCTTTTCAGTTACGATTGTGTCAATATGTCCTTTTGCATCCAATGTTGCGCTTAATACGTTATCTAGAATATGTGTCATGCCCGCTGGTAAACATAAATGGTCGCGTAGATAATTACCAAATAGAGTTGCATCCATATGATATGCTGTGTCTGTTTTAAAATCAAATCCACGTATTAGATGATCCTCATTCTTTGTCATCTTGTTTGCATCAGTCATTATAACCTGATCGTGATAAAATTCTGCAAATGAATATGGATCAATATTAGGTAGTGTTGCGGCACCAATAAACCATTCCATTAGACCTCTGGGCTTATCAGTAAAGTCATATCTACCAAACGGGTAATGAAATACTTGTGGCTTTTCTGTTGGGTTTTCTCTAAAATCGATAAACTTAATTGATGTCTTATATGTTGCGTTACAGTGCTTCATCCAATCTTCATCTTTAAGACCAAGATAGTGAAGGAATTCGTTTATCTGTCCGATTGTACTTTCGCCTACTCCAATTGTTGGGATATTGGGCGACTCGATTAGTGTAAGTTTAACGTGTGGTAATTGTTTTGATATAGCAGCAGCTGTCATCCATCCTGAACTGCCACCACCTACAATAGTTATACGCTCGATTTTGTTTCTCATACTACTTTCCTTAGTTGCAATGCAGAATCGATATCATCTGTGCCAAATGTACGTTCGCATTGATGGCAATCCCAACATTGATTTCTACATGTTGTTAATAGTTTCTCTAACTTCTTACCCGGAGCTGTTGACCATATGCCAGTGTAAGTTGTGTAAGTTGTTTTATAATCTTCTTTAGTAAATCGTGTATCAATCCACCCAGGAATCCAATCATGCAATGGCACAAGATTATTATCGACTATGTCTTTATAGTTATCTGCGTATACTGTGTTGCCAATATTTGTGCTCTGTTGATCAAACTTCTGTGATTTGTAAAACCATACTGCTTTAGCATACTTGGCATCTTTAGCAAGGAATGGTGCTTGAGTTAAACGTCCGGAGAATTTAAATATGTCAACTAGATCTAAAAATTGATTTAATGTTTTAGCATCAACCGCAACTAAGTCAATCCCCACTCGCGGTAATTGTTTAAATGCTTCCGAACCACGCCAGCCGTTACACGAAAGATTGGCGGCATCTCTAAAATACTCAGTGCTTATAACTTCGCCTACGCTATCGTGTTCTTTCTTAAACGGGCAATGGTAAACACATGCTTCGGCAACCAGCAATGATGTTAGTAATTTCTTTTGGGGGTTTTTGCCATTAAGATAGTCCTGTGCCTTCTTAATCTTTTTAAGTTCTTTAATGTTTCTATTTAAACTTCTGTCTAATAAAATAGTATTGTATCCAAGATACGCATAGTCAATAAATTGCTGTGCGTCGGATACAATTTGATTTACTGTGCTTTTCCATCGCATATCAGGACAGCGTGTTTGTAACTCACCTGTACGCAATATGTGTTCGCTTGACATAGTACAACTACGTAATCCACGATCATAATATGAACCAATCCATTGCACAAACTGTTGTCTAATTTCGTAATTGAATATTACTTCGTGCGGTACTTCAACAGTGTTAAATGTAAGTGATATTTCAACACCAAGTTCTTCTTGTAGTTTAAATAGGTAATCAATGTGAGTGTCCGATGCTTCGACTCCCATTGGATTTCCACATCGTTTATCTACACCATTGTAATTATAGTAAAAGTATTTGCCAAAGTAGATATCGTGAATATTGTCTAAAAATTCAGGACTTGCATTCTTAAACATTGTATAATAAGCATCAGCATGTTCTTCTGAGAGTCTATCCCAGTGTGCCATTGAAAATCGTTTCGAGTATGTGGTCATACTAATATTATACACGAAACGATTGTGTATTACAACCTATTGCGGGTTATTTGCTTGCACCTGTGCAATATTCCACGCTAGTACTGCGGCAGGATCATCTTTTGGTATTGCACCTTTAACTGCTGTTATGTGTGTTGACCACGGACCAACATTGCTAATTGTACCCGTTGCTTGCAATTCTTTATATAACATATCCAATTGATTACCAATGTCTGTATATGCAATCGAACGTGCAATTTTATATGCATTTTCAGTAAACCCCGGCATTGATAACATATCAAATGCTTTAAATGTCTGTGTGTCTGCATCATAGGTGTGCGATGATGTTGTATCGTCTGGGCAATCAATCCAACTAAAATCTGGGGATACTTCAAATTCACTACCAATCTCTACTACGTCACAAACTCTACCTGGTTCTGCACTATGTATTAATGCTCTTTTCATTTTACTGCACTCCTTTATTTATATTCCCATACAACTACTAGCCCATTCATCCCACCTTGGCCACCTAAATTTTCGGTTGTAACACCGCCTGTACCACCTGCTCCGGGTGCCGCTGTTCTTGTTCCACCAGGATTTTGATGTCGTCCAGTTAAATTAGAATTTCCGCCCCAATAACTAGGGCCGCCTTTACCTATTGCTCCGTTGCCCATAGAATTACCATGACCGGTTCCGGATCCACCGTATAGATTAATATCGCCGCCAGATCCAACACCACCAAACCCACCTGTATGACCAAGATTCTGATTAGATCCATATCCACCAGTGGCAGAACAGTATGCACCAAATGAACTTGTACCACCAGCGTTGCCGCCGGAATAAGCTGCTAATAGGCCGCCGCCACCTACTGTAACTGCAACAGTAGAAACTGCGGTTACATCCAGACTCTTTTCACTATATCCACCAGCACCGCCACTTTCACAGTATGATGAACCACCACCACCACCACCAACAACTTTAACTACAATATTCGTACAGCCAGATGGTTTAGTCCATGTGCCTGATGCTGTAAAGGTCGATATAGATAATAACTTACCTGTACTAATCGAGCTGTCAAAATTAGATAATTGTATCGAATTATCTGAAAAAGTAATACCATTTATACCTAATGTGATTGCCATGTTATTCCCTCAACTATATGCATAAACGATAACAAGACCGGCCTCGCCATTTGCAATACCAGCGCCGCCGCTGCCATCATTTGTTCTACCACCAGGCCCGCCTGTTCCTGGTGCTCCGTTATATAATTTATTACTTGTGGTGGTTCGATTTACTGTGCCACTCGACCCAAAGAATGTTCCGCCGCCTTGACCACCGGGGAAATTGCCACCACTATTTGCGTGACCTGTTCCGACTCCGCCATATAGATTTATACTTCCGCCACTGCCTAATCCCGGGTTGCCGCCACAGTGAGAACCTCCTGTATTTGCACCATCACCACCAGTTGCAGAACAGTATGCACCAAATGAACTTGCACCACCAGCTGCGCCAGGTGCGTAGTAACTAACTGAGGAACCACCACCGCCTACTGTAACTGCAACTGTGGCAACTGCAGTGACATCAATAACCTTTTCCGAATAACCGCCACCGCCACCACTTTCGCAATACCCAGCGGCGCCACCGCCACCGCCCACAAGTTTAACTAACACAGACGTACACCCAGCAGGTTTGGTCCAAGTACCCGTTGTAGTAAATGAAGTTATATTAATAATTCTACCCTCATCTATCGTACTGTCAAATTTGGTACTTTGACTCGTAGAATCAGGAAAAGTGATTCCTGTTGCGGTTAATGTAATTGCCATGATAATTCCTTATCTATATTCATATACAACAACTAATCCCGAGGCACCTGCACTGCCTACCCATCCTTGCATTGCTCCGCCACATCCACCAGCGCCAGGCGCTGAATAGCCAACATCAGCATTAGTGGAATGTGATGCTCTTTTTCCGCCACCCCAATAACCCGCTCCGCCGGTGCCAACTGCTTCTCTGCTGCCAGTATCTCCGTGGCCAGTCCCTGTGCCACCTAGAAAGTTGACATCACCACTAGAACCAACCCCACCGTGGCCACCTGTATGACTTGCATGTTGGTTTGCTCCATACCCGCCGGTGGCGGAGCAGTAAGACCCAAATGAACTTGTACCACCGTTTCCACCGGCTGCGTAGTAACCAACAGCACCCCCACCACCGCCTACTGTAACTGCAACAGTAGATATTTGTGCAACATCTATTACTTTTTCTGAGTAACCACCGGCGCCGCCACTTTCGCAGTATGATGCTGCACCGCCACCTGCGCCGACAACTTTAACAATAATTCGAGTACACGCCGGCGGTTTAATCCAGGTACCTGAACTCGTAAATGTTGTAGTAGACAATAGTTTTCCGGCATCTTTTGCACTGTCAAAATTAGTACTTTGACTCGTAGAATCAGGAAAAGTAATTCGTTCCGAATCAGATGGATTAGACAATAACCTCTGCATTGACGGGTGTGTTCCATCAATGCAGTCGATCCTCGGATAGAAAAATTCAAGATGGGTAGTAGCATCTGCACAATAGTAATGATATGTTCGATGCACCGCAGTAGTTGTTCCTGCTACCCACCTACAATCGTTTGGTACATTACCTGCATTCCACCCAACTCTTCCTGAGGTGGTATAATATCCACTGTCGGCGTGTGGCAACCGACTATAATATGTTGCTGGATAACAATGACCCACAAAAAGATACCATTGATTTTGTGTTAACGCAGAAGTTCCGCGATAATCAAAATATGGGTTGGTATTTACAACATCATTATCTAATCCTACTGTAGAACCCGAACTGCTTTGTAGACCAAAGTAGAATGTTCCGCCGCCAGTTGCTGATGTTCGTTTAACCCAGACAGAAAATCTATATAATTTAGATGAATCGATAGGTACTCCACTAGTGTCCCATCCGCCGTCGGCTCCACTATTGCCCGATGGAACTGATTGCCAAACCATTGCAGCATTGCCCCAGGGATCCGTGCCAATATATCTGTTTTGTTCTCCAGTATCACCATTTGCAGAAAATATACCAACACTGCCAGATCCAGCAGTCCAAGATGATGGGGCTAATAGATTATAGTTAGAAGTAGTTAAGCTAACTGCCATGTTAAAGTCCTTTTAACTGATTTACTTCAGCCCTTAATTCTTTAATTGCTTCGATTAATAACGGAATTAATTTTTCGTATTGTACAGTAAGGTAGTTTTCGCCCGAACTACTTGTACCATCTTCAGCAATATCAAATGGAGCAGGTTTGACTGCTTCTGGTTGTACTTGTTGTACATCCTGTGCAAACACGCCAACTTGTTGTGAGTAATCATTATACCCAAACTGTTCAGCTAATGCATTTTGTGTGTACATTAGTCCAGTAAGTTGATCTACTTTGTCTAATGGGTTTTCAATTGTTTTGAAATTTGTTTTTAATCGTTTGTCTGAATAAAATGCTGTAATGGCATTTGTTGCACGTATCTCACCTGTTATTCCACTTGCAGCAGTACCTATACCAAGTGACTGCACTTGCGTTGTACCTGATGCCACTATTGTTGCTGTAGATAAAGATGCGGCTGTTGCAGCAGCAAGCGACGAAGTTGTACTAACTGTAAGCGTAGTTACTCCTAATGTAGCAATGTTTATTGCTCCGGCAACATATAAATTACCGCCAATGCCCACACCGCCTGTTACTATTAAGGCACCCGAGGCCGAACTAGTACTTGCTGTACTATTTGTAACTGCTAAACTTGCCGCTGTTAAGTTTGTGCCAGCT